CGGTTCGCGTTGCCGGTTCGGCCTCGTCCAGCCTGGACTTCACGGGCTCGGCTGCTGGTAGCAATCCGGTTGCGGGCATCGGTTCGGGCTCCGTATCGTTCACCGGCGCATCTGGTGGCGCTGTGGCCGTCTCTGGTGCCGCATCAGGCACGTTCGACGCCTCGGGGGCATCCGAGGGTGCCGTCTCGATTGTCGGCGCTGGTGCGGGCTCATTCGGGCTTACGGGCGATAGCGTTGGCGTGGTTCCCATTGCCGCGGCTGGCTCCGGCTCGCTCGACCTGTCCGGCACAGCCGAGGGTATCGGCGGGACGATCGAGGGCGCTGCGGAAGGCGTGATTGCCTTCACCGGCTCGGGCACGGCGACGGCGAAGTTCCACCGCGCCGCTACGACTATGCGGCCGGGCGTTGCTGCGCGCGGGGTTTCCCGCCCTGCGGTTCGCGGAATGCCGCGCAGGGAACAGAATACAGGCCCTCGGCGGGCAACATCGTCCGGCGGTCGCGCTGTGGCATCAGGCGGGAGGCGTTAAATGGGTCTTAGCCTGGTCACCGGACCTTCGACCTATCCGGTCACGGCCGATGAAGCCAAATTGCACTGCCGCATCGACGGTACCGACGAAAACACGCTGGTCGACGACCTGATTGCCGCGGCTACCGATTACGTCGAACAATACACCGGCCGCGCCATCGTCTCGCAGACGTGGAAGGTTACCCAGGACGCGTTTTCCGACGCAATCATGCTGCCGAAGGGCAATATCCAGTCGGTCACGCATGTGAAGTATTACGACACGGCGGGCGACCTCCAGACGGTTAGCTCGGACGACTACACGCTGGACGACGCGAACGATCCGGCTTGGGTGGTCATCAATTCGGACAAGTCCTGGCCGGACACCATGACCGGCGTCAACGTGGTGCAGGTGACTTATGTTGCCGGCTACGCGACCGTCCCGGCATCGGTAAAACGCGCCATCCTGCTGCTGATTAACCAATGGTACGAAAACCGATCGGCCGCGACTGAAGTCAACATGTCTGCAATGCCCAATGCGGTGGAAGCACTGCTTGCTAATTACCGTTCCTACGCATCTTCGTAAGGGAAACGAATACAATGGCTGCCCCAACCTCAACCAACTCCACGACCACAAGCACCACGCTTGCGACTGTGACCGGCCCGTTCGTCATCGAAAACACCGATGCAAACCGGCTTTACGTCCTGCTGCACAGCGGCACGGCCTCGGCGACCAACTTCAGCTTCTCGCTGGCGCAGAACGAGAACGCCGAGATTACGGCCTATCGCGGTGTCGTAAAGGGCATCTGGGCCGGCGACGGCTCGGGCGCTGCCCTGCTGACGGAACTGTACTAAGTGCAAGCCGGTCGCCTCAACAGGCGGATTACCATCCTGCAGTCCGGGACGACGCGCGAAAGCACGTTCCGCACGGACACCAAGGGATGGGTGCCGCTGGCGACCGTATGGGCTGAAGTGCAGGACATGCTGCCTTCGCGTGGCGACAGGCTGGCGGAAGGCGTGGACATCGCCCGCAAGCCCTGCCGGGTCCGCATTCGCTACCGCACGGACGTAACCAGCGACATGCGCCTTCGCATCCGCAGCGAGGAATATCGCATCGTCTCGGGTCCGGTGGAATTGGGATTGCGCGAGGCGCTGGAAATGCTGGCGGAACAGGTCACCCCGGAAGGCGTGCGCCCATGATCAAAACCAAGGGCTTCAAGGAACTGGATGCGTTCCTGGCCGCCTTCCCGGCAAAGCTGCAAAAGAACGCTGTTAGGTCTGCCCTCACCGCTGCCGCCCGGCCCGTCCGGGATGAGGCGCGGGCACGGGCGGAACACAAGACCGGCAAGCTACGCAAGGCCATCAAGACCTCAAATCCGAAGGTCAATGCAGACGGGACGGTCAGCGTTCGGGTGAAACTGCAGGGCGAGCACAGCTATCTCGGCTGGTTCCAGGAATATGGCGTCGCGCCGCACTTCATCCGCGCGGGCGATAGCGGGAAATCCCCACGGCTGTTGAACAAGGCGGCGAAGCGCGGGGATGTTCTCGGTGACGTTGCCACGGGCCATCTTAAGATCGGCGACAACTTCATTTCCGGCGAGGTCTTCCACCCTGGCCGCGCTGCAAGGCCCTTCCTGCGCCCGGCGCTAGATGCCCGCGCCAAGGATGCGGTGCAGGCGTTCGGCGACCGGCTGGCGTCCTACCTGAAAGACAAGACCGGCTTTTCCGCTCCGGCAGTGCTTGAGATCGACGAATGAACGGGGTCGCCGCTATCCTCCAGTTGCTCGCTGCGGATGCGGGCATCGGGGCATTGATCGACGTGGACGCCTCGCCCTCCAGGATTACCGGGGGGACTGTCTCGCGTAACGTGACACTTCCCGCTCTGGCGGTGCAGGAAATCAGCTCTGTTGACCGCAACATCCCCAACCCCGGCCCCTATCGGCACGTAACCGACCGGGTGCAGGTAACGGGGATGGCGCGGACATATCCCGACCTCGTCGAACTTATGCAGGCAGTGACCGCCGCCTGCGCAGACCAATTCCCGACCGTATCGGGCCTAACCCGCGTGGTCGTCCACACCGATGGCGCAGGCCCGGACTTCATGGACGACCAGGCATCGCTTTTTATGAAAACCCAGGACTTCCGCGTCTCATATTCCGAGGCGCGATAAGTAATTGCCACTCCGGCAATAAGCCCGCCCTGACCGTGACGGGGCTCTTTCCTATCAGGAGCCAACCAAATGACCGTTGCAACCACGGCGGGCACGACTATTGCTGTGTCCGCATCTGCCCCCGCCACCTATGACAGCTCGGGGTACGGCGCCCTTTCTTTCACGACCGTTGGCGAGGTTACCAACCTCGGCTCGTTCGGCCGTGAATATGCTCTGGTTACGCACAACCCGATCGGCACGCGCGCTACCCAGAAGTACAAGGGCAGCTACAACGAAGGCCAGATTGCCATGGAGGTCGGTCTTGACACCGACGACGCCGGGCAGGACTTGCTGGCCACCGCCTCGGCCTCGGACAGCAACTATTCGTTCAAGGTCACCGCGCAGAACGGCGATGTCTATTACTTCATCGCCAAGGTCATGTCGTTCAAGCGCAACTTCGGCGGCGTCGACCAGATCACCTCGGCGACCATAACGCTCGAAATCACCTCGTCTTCGGGTGGTGTCGGCGTCGTGACCGTCGAAGCGTAAGGGGGAAAGCTAGATGGCAACCTCCCTCAGCACTGCTCGCGTTTCTGGCGGGTTTTCCGCCAATTTCGCCAGCACGGTCGACCTGGGCACCGTCACGCACGATGTTGCGTGGGGTCCGTCCTATGTGTTTACCGATGGAACCGGCGCCGACCAGGCCAAGGCGGTTTTCACCGATACGCGGACGATCGCTGCATCGTCCTCGGAATCGCTGGACCTCGACGGCCTGACCGACGCGTTCGGCAACACGATCGTCGGCACGAAGATCAAGGCGATTGCGATCCAGGCTGCGTCCGGCAACACCAATGACGTTGTCGTCGGCGGTGCGGCGTCCAACCAGTTCGCTTCGCTGTTCGGCGACGTGTCGGACACGATCAAGATCAAGCCCGGCGGCTTTTTCATGGCCGTTGCTCCCAACTCGACCGGCTACGCGATCACCGCGTCGACCGGCGACACGCTCAAGATTGCGAATAGCTCGTCCGGCTCGGGCGTAACCTACACCATCGCGATCCTGTTCGTGGTCTGATTCAGTCCGTGAGCTGAGACTACCCCACTACCCCCGCTTCGGCGGGGTTTTTTGTCCCTGCCTGCCATCGTCACGGAGGCGGCAGGCAGGGGCACCTTCCGTGAAAGGATAGCCCATGTTTGATATCACCAAAAAGCGCGCCAGCGAAACGGGCGTCATCGACCTCAAGAACGGCGATGGCGGGATGCTGTACGATGACGAAGGCAATCAGCTTTCGGTCACCGTTTATGGACCCGGATCGAAAATCTGGCAGCAGGCGGATGCGGAAAACAACCGCCGCCGCAATGAGCGTATCCGCAAGGCCGGCGGCAACTTCACCGCTGCGCTGGACAACGTGAAAGATGACCAGATCGACTTCCTCGTTCGGGTGACCATCTCGTTCGACGGGTGGGAATACCCTGCCGAGAAGGGCAAGTGGCCAACGCAAGCGGATATGTTCCGCGCGGCCTATTCCGATGACAGCATCGGCTTCATTCGCGACCACGTATTCGGCGAGGTTCGCGACTGGACGGCTTTTACGAAAGGCTCGGCGACGAGCTGAGCCTATGGGTCCAGCAACAAGCCTGGCTCTCTGCCGTACCTGAAAAGCGCGGCAACATCGCCGACCAGGGGGAGCCTATCTCCCGCTATCGCCAGATGAAAGACGAGGGGATTACGCCGGTCTTCCCGGACAACCCCGCCGAATATCTGACGACATGGCTATTTGAGATAGGCCCCTCCGTTTCCGGTGGCATGGGTGAGGCTCCGCTTGACTGGTCGCATATCCGCGCCTGGCAGGAGACGATGGGCGTTGAATTGCTGCCATGGGAAGCCCGGATAATCCGGCGCCTCTCTGGCGACTTCGTGGCCCAGCGTGCCAAGTCGCGGAAACTGGATTGCCCGGCGCCTTACACGGGCGACGCGAGCAAGCTGAAGGTCAATCGCGACATCGTTGCCGAGAAGGTGTCCAACGTCTTCGGTGGGATGGCTAAGCGAGTTGCGCCCGCTCGATGAGCCGCTGGCGTTCGCTGTCGGTGCTGTCCCGGATCATTCCGGGGATTAGAAATGCGTCGATCACCAGCCAGACAAAGCCGATGAGCACGAAGTAGGACAGTATCTGCAATATCGCGGATATCGGCCTGCCGAGATAGAACCGATGGCCGCTTACAAACCAAGTAAGCAGCCAGAGCAAATAGGCCGCGCCGACGCTCTTTTTAGCGTTGGTCACGCGCTGTTCGATCAAGAT